AAGACTCAAAGAAAGAACTGATGCGATTGACAATCTTTTCTTGAATAATCTTGATGACACACCAGCAACAGCTTGGTCGGGTCATCGTAATTTTGCCGAATGGTTAGTTAAGTTTCTAAACCCTAAAGTGATTGTGGATTTGGGTGTTGATTATGGATTCTCAACATTCTCGTTTGCAATTCCAAGAATCGGTCATGTTTATGGAATCGATAATTTTATTGGTGATGATTTTGTCGGAGAAGATACTGAAAGATACAAATATGACTTTGTATCCATGAAGAGAGAAAAACTTCATCTTCAAGACACCATTACTTTTATTGAAGGTACTTTTGATGAAGTAGCAGAAACTTGGGATAAGAAAATTGATATTCTCCACATTGATGGAAGTCATCATTATGAAGATGTTAAAAAAGACTTTGAAACTTGGAGTAAGTTTGTTTCTGATGATGGCGTTATTCTAATGCATGACACTTGTGTGGAAAATTTCCTTGGAAATGAATATGGAGTTAAGAGGTTCTTTGATGAACTTGATATGCCCAAATTTACTTTTACTCACTCTTTTGGTTTAGGTGTTGTGTCTAAAAATCCAGCAATTATCAATGAAATTAAAAACAATCTCGGAATAGAATGAAGGTTTCAATACCAATTTCAGTTGGTGAACTTTTAGATAAGATTTCAATTCTTGAAATTAAATCTATGTTCACTAATAATGAATATGTTTTCAAAGAACTTGAGGACTTGAATCTGATTAAAAACACAATCACTCAATTCACTCTTGAGAATATGAATGAATTGCGAGAGGTAAATTTAAATCTTTGGAAGATAGAGGATAAGTTAAGAAAGATGGAGAAAGAACAAAGATTTGATGATGAATTTATCCAACTTGCAAGAAGTGTTTATATTACTAATGATAAGAGAGCTGAAATAAAAAGAAAAATAAATGAACTTTGCAATTCTGAGTATAAAGAAATTAAATTATACTGATAGATAAATACTTAAAAATACCCAAGAAAAATGGCAGTTGCTGAGATTACAAATATAGTCATTGAGAAGGGGACTCATTTTGAGGCAACTTTTAATCTCTTTGATCCAGATCAGTCTGCTTCAGTATTAACAGGACTTACAACAACTTATGCGTCTATTCGCAAACATCCAACTTCAACAACATACGAAGAGTTTGCAAAAACAATCACGGCAGGAACTGGAACTATAAAACTTACCTTGACGGCAGCACAAACTGCAAACTTAACTGCAGGTAGAAATTATTTTGATGTTGTACTTACGATTGATAATAAAAAAACTAAAGTTATTAAGGGAACTGCTATCGTAGAAGAGAGTATATCAGTATGACTTATAAAGTTACTTTCAATAGTGGCAATAATTATTCGGTTAAAAGTTCTCTGTCGCCGAAATACAAAGCAAGTCTTACAACCAAATTAGAAATTATGCCACAAAACTTAGACGAATTAACTGATGTAGAAATTAGTGGTAATAATGACAAATATGTTTTGATGTATGATGCCGCTTCGGGAAAATGGAGAGATGTCAATCCAGATGAAGTTTTAAATGCAGCTGCTTCTACAGAAACAACGCAACCTGGATTTGTTGGTTACGCAACTGCTTTCTTAGACCGCATAGATGCTGACCTAGACGATAAGATCGACCTTGATGCCGGAACCTTTTAAGTATTCTAAATAATATTAATTAGGAAACTGCATAAAGGTATTCGGATGGCTTCACCAATCTTACAGTTTAAGCGTGGTAATATTGGGGCGGCGGCAACTATTCCTGCTCTTCGTCCAGGTGAACCTGCATTAACACTTGACAAATATGATTTATTTGTAGGACTAAACACGTCTGTTAATGGTAATAAATTCTTCGGTTCTCATCGTTATTGGGGAAGAGAAGATGCAAGTACTTCTCTCCGCTTAAATCTTGTAGATAAAGACGGAACAAATCATATTTCGTTTAAAGCGCCGAACACTCTCTCTGGAATCACAACATACACTTTCCCAGAAAATCCTGCTGGTTCTTACTTCTTAAAGACAAATTCAACTGGGGAATTAACTTGGTCTAACCAATTCCCCAGTGTTTCTGTATCTGGAGTTGTAACCGCAACAAACTATTATGGTGAAGGTGGTGCATTAACGTTAGGAACTCCTACAGATTCTAGTATTACTAGTAATGGGGCACTTAATACTCTTACAACTTCAACAAAAATTGTTGATAGTATTGATGACTTAAATGAACTCGCATTCAATATCATAAGAAACACTGCGGTTACTAATGTAGACTTTTCTTCCAATACTCTTGCAGGAGGTTCTCCACTTGCAGTGACACTAACGGTTACAAGTTCTGGAAATGCTAACCGTTATGATGTCGATTGGGGAGACGGTACAACAACATCCAACTATTCATCGGCATCTATCCCCCACACATATAGTGATGCTAATGGCGGATTGTTCTCAATCACATTAACTGCAAAGAATAATACAGGAGTAGGTGCAGGCAGTTCATTTACGACTTCTAAAACAGATTATATTACTCTTTATACACCAAATCCAGTAGTTGGATTTGCTTTATATAGAGGTTCTAGTGGTGGAAGTGCTCTATCGGGTAATGATTTGTACGTTGTTGAGGGAGAATCTCTTTACTTAGACAATAATACAACAAATACATCGGGCGCAACAGTTGATTATACGATGAGTTGGGGAGATGGTTCCTCAAATGACTCAATTGCAAACGATTCAGCATCTGGTGGAGCAGATGCAGGTGCAGCAAGACTACAACATACTTGGAGTCAAGGAACAAATACCTCAACAGGCACTGATACTCTTACATTAACTCTGAATTCTCATAACACTGCAAACCCAGCGGTTATTCCCGCTACAGGTACAGTAGCACTCAAGGTTTACGATGATTCTCCTGCAGCACCTGATGGACTAAGCAGCAAAACTTTACCAAATGTAACTAGCGTAGGTACAAGTCCAAAACTTGCTTCAGGATTTACTGATAACACAGGCGGAGCAGTTCTGAGTGCCGGTAATGATGTCAATCGTGTAACGGGAGGAAGTGCAGAAGCGGGACCAATTTCTACGTTTGCTTATAATGCAAATAGTGGAACTCTTACTGCAAACGTAAATGGTTCTGCAGATGGTTCAACAACACTAACAAGTGGAGATGATTCCGGAACTTACACAAGTCTCGTAATTACTTCAGAAAGTGATTATCAGTTATTGAATTCAACTGGCGCAACGACTACATTTGCTTCTAGTATCTACTATCCAAGTCTATACAAAGGATTCAAAGCAAAGGTTTCAAAGTTAGTTTCAAATCTGAATACTGGTTTAAACAGTATGCAGTTACTTCACAGTGTTACGGGCAACACCAATACTGTGGAGTTTGTTAAAGATGATATGACAGGAACTCCTACTGTCAGTGTTGCAGGAGCTTCTTTAGCAGAAAACGTTTCTGGTACTTATCGTTATATTTCTGGTATTCCTTATTATAATACTGGGTCTCCAACTCTAACTCTTTCTGGAGTTACAGTTACAAATCTTGTCGGTCAAACTTATACCAACCAAACAAACATTGTTGAAGTTGACACTGGCACAAATCAAGAGGGAACCTCTAGTGCTGCTACAACAGATAGCGACTACACATACTCCCAGATTGATGGTGCTTCCAGTATGCTAACTGGAGGAATTCCAAATGCAAATACTGGAACTTCATCGGCATATTCGATTGGTAACCTAACAGTTCCTATTACTTCATCAAGTGTAAGAACTATTGATAGAGTGAAGGTTCGTGCTAGAAATGTAAATGGAATCAGTGGTTACTCTAGCGATATTGGTACTAATATTCAAGTTCATACTGCAGGGCAGAGTGGAATTAGTGAAATTGCAATTGCAGTTTCTGATAGTTTAGGTAATGGAACTTACACTGATGATGGTAAGAGAATTTATGATTTTGGACCTGGAATTACTACAGACACTCCATCATATAATAATGCAACTAACTTTTATACAAATAATCCATATACTGAAGCTTCTGCTCCTGCAGGAATCAGTACAACAAGAGAGGCAGTTGTACGACTTGGAAATATTACTCACAACCAAGTAAATTATTCAACTGGTTATTTACCTGCTGGACCTGATTTCTCTTCTAACAGAAGTGGAACTCAATACTTCACCTTTGCATTCAGAAGACAGGCTGTTGCCAACATTAACGTTAATATTACATCTGCTGGTATTACTGGACTTTGGATTGCTGCACCTGGTACAAGCATAGATAGTACTAGTACTCTTAATGGTTGGTTAAGGGCAGACACGGTTTATGCGGGTTCAGGTGTTCCTGGCGCAAATACTGGAGCAGGTGGTAATGGTAGTAATGGATGTGCGGATACCCCTGGTGAAGTTATATCTCCCGGAACCTCTTTGAGTGGAAGTTATACTCTAACACTTGGCAGTGAAAACTTAAGTAATGCTACTGGTAATGTTCTTTTAGTCAGAATCGCTCTCGCTTCTGGTCAATC